TTGAAAACGGCTTCTGTAGCAAGAACGTCATTATCGCAATATTCCGCAACCTTAGTCCAAAGCTCTTCTGGTACAGGTTGGTCCCATGGTATTCCTAATTCTTTATGATGAATACCTAATTCAATTTCCCATTTCTTTAAACTTTGTTTCTTTGAGCAGAAGTCATAGACGTCCGTATAAGATACGTTATAAGCCTCGCCAAAGAAGCAATTAGGACTACCTTCAATAATTTTCTGAGACAGCTTATACAGTTGCTCGTTGTCATATCCCATTAACCTCGCGTAGAGAATATGATTATCATATCTACGGCAGTTGAATCCTACCAATCTGAATTACATCAGATCTTCAATTTCAGAAGAGGAGGGGTTAATCATTCGTACAACAGGTTTTCCTTCACCTTCGATCTTCCAGTTAACCAAGAATAAGTTAGGAAAGACTTCTACGTCATAGAAAACCAGTTTAGCATCATCGTTTTTTTCTCCGGAGGATATCTCTTCCGATTTAAAATGCATCTTATTTACCAACTTGATGCAGTAGTCGGACTGATTTGTGCTATTTGCAGCAAATGCTAATATCGCATTGCGCATATCAGTGATATCGTAATTCAAATCACTAGCATACGCATCCTCCAGTATTTTATAGATGAAATCAATACTAGGCTTAGTACCTGGATGAATTTCTTTATTGAGATTTCGCTTAATCAGTGTTCTAAGCGCTCTCTCGCTTTTCACCCCTTCAAAATTAATCATTTTATTTTCTCCTTTCAGTGGTAGACCAGAGCTGATAGTTGAGATTGGCAAGTCGTTGCATTTTGTCAATTTACGTCTCAACGAACTATTACCGGTAAATACCTTAACCTCTATGTGGTCGTCATAAACTCGGCTCAGTTTTGAGACATCTCCTGTATAAATATAATGGAGATGGATCCCGCTACCGCTTTTACTGAGCTCCGCATATGTCGGCGGCCATTTACTGGCTTCTTCAACGTTCCTTTCAAAGCATTTGTTTCCTTCTTCGTCTGGAATATCAAAGTCTATAACAATATGGTTTTCAGGAACTCTAACATAGTGAAGTCTAGATGTATCTAATTCTGATAATTTAGTCGATACGTTATTCCACTTCATCGAAGGAATTCCTTTTTCCGTAGCATATTGAGCAAGACAATTTGCACACTCCTTATCAAATATAGACTTTTTACTGTCAAACCGGATTAATTGCACCTTTTCTTCTTGTTTATTCACGGTTTTTTCTTCGAACTTTTCAGTTCTGAAACCGCTGTAATAGCTTCGTACTCTAGACCCATCATCAAGATTGAAACGGTCCTTATAATCCCTAAAATAATTTTTAAGCTCCTCTTTAAAGATTCTCTTGGAAAACGGAAATGTTATTTTTGCCTCATCACAGTAAGTTTTGTACATCTCCCAAGCGGCTTTAAGCGTCGTTCCGTCTTCTTTCTTAAATATGTGATACGAGTCAATCACGAAATTATAGAAGTCGTTTGATGCGCCAAGCATAGCTACGGGAATATAATCGTCATACTTGCCAGGATCGTTCAAATATACCTGTAAGCAATGATGAGCAATAGCGCCAAGCTCAAAACTCACCTGTTTCATGATTGTTTTGTATTCCTTTGGACTTAGCTTGTTGCCGGAAGGAGATACATCAATCAATCTTCTAATAAGACCTGACTTTGCATCTGTAATCTTTACCGGTTTATTGGTGCCTATAAATAGAAAACACTTAAAGCGATTGGAATAAGTCGATTTGAATTTTTCATTTACTGTCATAAGCTCGTGAGAAACTAAACTGTTAAGTCTCGTGTTATCTTCGATTCTTGATAAATCCCCATCATGTTGAATTGCTACAAGCGGATTTGACTTAAATGCTTCCAACGCAAATGAATTACTGGAAGAACCAAGTGCCCGAGCATCAAATACCGAATAATATCCTTCGAAGAGCTGCTGGATGATATTGAGTATGGTAGATTTACCGGTTCCGGCCGCACCATATAAAACCATAAATTTTTGTATTTTTTTAGAATCTCCCGATACAATCGACCCGATTGCCCACTCAATTTTATGTCTTTCCTCCTCCGAGTATAGAGTTGACATCAACTTGTCGTAAGCAGACAAATCGCCAGGTTCAAGCGGATAACTCAGCTTTTTACTGGCATAGTCTTTTTTGTTGGTCTCGTAGTTAGAGAATATAAGTTTTTCATCCAGCATGTGAAAGGAATCTCTCATCTGCTTTTGACAATATTTATGCCAAGAGTCAATCATTCCGGACTCAGCGTCCCACATATGCAGAACTTTTACCGGAGAATCAAATTTATGACGGTTCTCTTCAGCATATTTATCGAGCTCGCGGTCTATAAGCTGTAAAGCATCCTGTTCGTCAGTAGACCATAAACCTCGTTCTTCAATCCATATAGCATAAAAATCGCCGCCTCGAATCATCAAATCGGAGCTTTTTTTTATGATAAACTTTGGATAGATTTCTATTACACCACGCTTTGTGCTGCGTGTTGAAATCATTAGAAAGTCGACCATCGCGCATTTATTCTCCCTTCATGCGTTTAAGCTCCTTTATCTCATTATCGAGGTTTTGAATTTTCTTGTTTTGTTCATAAGTATGGATTTCTAAGGCTATTGTATAGGCAGCTACGACCAAAGCAAATGCTACAACCGTTCGATTAATTCTTGCCTGGTTTCTAAGTGTCGTTTTAATTGTTTTTATCGAATTTTCTGATTCCTTTAGACTCCCGAAAATATAACTAAGCATTTCTACCATTCTCTTTTCCTCCTTTCTTTGAATTGTTAATATAACTTTGGATGGTTTCAAACCTCCAATCTTTTTGAGAATTGTAAGTAAAGATGAATTCTTGTCCGTTGGTTTGTCTAATTCGAATGCTATTTTTACCGTTTTGAAACCATGCGGCTACATTATTTCCGGCATATAATTTGAAATATAATTCAAACCATTTATAGATATCATTGTGATTCATTTATCTCCTCCCATTTTCTAAAACCCCGTCTAAATACCAACACATTTGATACCAGATTTCCACAGTTCGTAGATCACTTTTACAATGTTCGACCGTAAATAATCCACCTTCGCCATTCCGTTTATACTTTCTATCGAGGAATCGCAAAACAACATCTTCGACATAATTCTTGTCAAACATAGAGTCATACATGGAACCCAAACCAAGATTGATAATCATGTTCCAGAACCATTGTCCTGTTCTGTTGCCAATATCCGGGTCATTCATAATATGTTCTTCACAACGAATAGCGAGAGCTATTAACATTTCCAGAACGCTACAAGGTCGGTTGTCTAGGAGTGTAGAAATCGTTTGATTATCATACCCTTGCTCATATCCAAAACGATACCGGAGGTCTATGCCATCTTCCGCTCTGTTACCGTCCATTTCGATAATATAAATAAATTCTACATTATGCAGATAAGAAAAAAAGCTTCCGATAGGATATCCTCCGGTTATTGTATACGAGCTGGTACATCCATTCAAAATATTTGTTGTTCAGCTCGTTCCTGGTCATTTAATCCTCCACCTCATGCGGCCTTCTTTTTATTACGTCCGAATACTTTCTCTGGTCAAGCAGAATTTCGTAGTCGCATTTCAGTCTGTCATTTCTGACAAATACTGAATCATCCTCATACTCTCCAAAACTATTCAAAGAATCGAATCCGACAACGTCTTCGATATCATCCACGATTACATCGTTATCGTCGGCCAGAATCTGATCAGTGTAATAAATCAGACTAATCGTTTCATAGTCATCCAATTCACCGAACTCCTCTGGAGCGATAACATAAGGTTTATCTACGCTCATAGGCTCCTCTTTCACCTCCTCGGGTTTTTCATCAACCATATCAGAATAGTTAGTATAACCCCGTTTACGTAACCAGGCTGCGTATTCTATAACGCTCGGCTTTTTTTTTGCATTGTCCGCCTTTATTTGGACTTCTGTGTCCTCAGTAAATTCGGTTTCTCTCTTTGAGAATACTTCTTTTACTGAATCAATTTCATCTTGAGCTATCTGCTCATATTTTTTCTCAACATACCGCCAGGTAACTACTGAACCGACGGCTACGCCGAGAACAAACGTCATAAAATTTATTGTTTTATTCATAATCATTCTCCTCGCTTTTTATAGTCATAACGGTTAAGGCTAATCCGCTTGATAAAACAGCTATGCCTCTTTTGAACATTAATACTCAGACCGAAATACATTTTCTCTATTCGGTCCCGAAGAAAAGAACAGATACTCAGACAAAGCTTTACAATCATTCGCATACCAATCAGTTAAAGTCTCTTCTGCGATTTGAATGTCGCTTTCGCTGACAGGGCGAGTTTGGTTCCAATAACCTGCAAATTGTCCTTTGGTTGTTACAACATCGATAACGTTTTCTCCAAATCCACCATCTGATACACGATTAACAATGACTTCAACGACTTTACGTTTATCAGCCATTTTATCGTCATAACATTCCCCGGCTAACGTCCGAACAATTGCTTCAACTTCTTCATCCGAAAATGTTTTTTCTTCTAACGGTTCTATAGTTATTTCCGGAGTTTTATATGAATTAGTGATAGTCGGCATAACCGAAGTAATTGGTTCGGTTTCATTGATGGGAATATTACTACAAGCCATAAATATAAATACCACACTCAGAGAGACTATGATTACCTTATTTAATTTTCGCATAAAAAGGTTCTCCTAAAATATAAAAGACCACCCTAAGACCGTTTCCAAAGATCAAAGGGTAGTCTTCGTATTTTTTTCGACGTACTCATTACATCAGATCCAAAATGTTTCCATCTACATTGAAGTCGAGAATGACTACTCGTTCGTATATTTCTTTTCCAAATCTTTCACGCATAGCTCTATCCTTTACGAAAGCTTCTTCATCCCTTCGGTAGGTTTCGTAAATTCCGAAATCAACGTAATTATCACCATTAGGGTTATCGGGATTATATATCCAACCAACAATTTGACCGGCTTTAGTTCTCGGAATACCAAGATCGTCAAGCACATCGTTCAAAAACAAATATCCGTTTGCCCTTAGTTTATCGTTGGCATACTGCTGCTGAGCTAGAATAAACATTCGATTATAGTTTCCGTCTTTTTCCCAATAAGGATTGGACTCGTCAAAGAAGAAAGAATAATCACTCAATGAGTCTCTTTCCACAACGCTGATGGTATCTTTGACTTTCTTTTCCTTACCATCTTCGCCAACTATAACCTTTTCAATCTTCTTTGCCTTAATACCGTGCTTCAGTTCGCGGTCGACTTCTTCGCCAAAACGCTCTACCACGTGATTTCTGTATTCTTTAAATCCTTTATCAATCGTAGCATAAGCAGCCGCGAGAGCTATATTTCTTTTACGAAGAATGTTGTTCGATGCTAGTATGCTTCCAATAGACAGAGCTCCAAGAGCTACTGCTGGAGCATAAAGTTTAGCAAGCTTAATACCAGTCTGAACATAAACAATGGTCAAATCCTTCTTAACGTCTTCTGGAGTGTATTCCTCTACGAACTCCTCATTGGCCGCACAATCATGAATAGAGTTGATATCTTCTTTAGCCTTTTCTAAAATATCACTCACTTTAGTAGTAGCTTTACAAGCCATAACTGTACTTACAACAGTTCCGACTACACCGGCTACTACGAGAATTTCAGGGCTATGTTTTTTGAGCTTAAAACCAATCTTGTTAAACGAACTGCTTACAGTCGTCATAAGTTCTGTTTTTTTCATAATCAGATAATCTCCTTTTCTTTATTAGTATTAGATGCAATTTCTGCGCCGCAGGCCGCATAACCGGCCAAATCCACGAAGCTGTCTTCGGTTGCTGTTCCGGTCTTAATTCTAGCGATCTTAAGTAATGCCATCATCATAGCTACGTCGGTTGCTGTGAAATCAGTATTTTTATACACCGACCATAAAGCGGCTATTGACTGAAAATTATCTTCGGGAGAGCCGTATTCATTTTCACGCTGGCCGCATACACATTGTTTGGCTCTATCTAGAGTTTCTGCTCTTGTCATTTTATCTCTCCTCATTCAAATATTCGTAATACTCGGATTCCGTTGCGAATAATATCCAACGCCCAGCAACAAAACCCATGTATCCATATGAAGTCAAATATCCTTTCATAACAATCCTCCTAATCTAGCGGAAGGGCTTTGGGTAGTTTAAGCATGTAGCCATCTCGTACTCTAATTACAGATGCACTTCGAATATTGGTCCATCCATATTTATTATCTGTATAATTTCCTGTTACGCCGACCAAATCATACAAATCTGCCACACTAACCAAACCATAAGTAGAAATCAACTCGTCCATTCTTGACAAGACGTCTTCGGCTTCTCCTCGATTATCAAAGATGATATCGTCATAGTTATAACTGATTTTCGTACGAATCGCGCTATAATCTCTTCGGCCATTTCTTCCATCGTAGTAACTCCTGTAAGATACCTTAGAGGCAGTGGAATTACTCTTTGTCTTACCTGTTTCTCCGTAAAGTATCATGTCAATACCATTTGTAACAATATCTGAAATTGCTTTTTTGATTGCGGGAATCAATACATCTAGCAAAATATAAGATTTTACGTTATCGATATCCTCTGAGATGAATACGTCCGTAAACTTCCGAATCTCGCTTTTTTTCTTAGATTTTACTGTCCCAGCAATCACTTTCTCTACTTTTTTCTCCGGTGCAGACCTATTTTGATCCTCCTTATATTTATGGGAATTTGGCTTGTATTCCTCCATCACGTTTACTCCTTTCATTGAACTAGAACGAGGGGTCCCGGTTTGGAACCTTATTGTTCTTTTTCTTATCTCAAAAAGAAAAAGGGAAAGCACCCTGTTAAAGGTACTCTCCCTCGCTAGAACTCTGTTCCTATTTACTTAGGTACATCAAGTTACTCATCGATTTCGGCATCGTCAAAATCATAAACTTCTGCGTTAATCATCTGCTGTTCCTTCTTGGCTTTGATTTTAGC